CCGTAGCGATATCACCGAGGCGATGTGTAAGCACGCTGGTGGCGTATTCGTGAAGCTGCCGGAAATCGAGCAGATGGGCAATGAGGAGCTGCTTTACAAATTTAACGATCTGCTGGCGTCTCTGGGCCAGTTCGCACGCTTCCATAACGAGTCAACCTCTGACGGTGTATTGGACCGCGAAGAAAGCAAACGCATGAAGGCCAAGGGGTATCGGGTTCAGTGTTTGGTGGCGGAAATCATGGTCGTTACAGAGATGTTGTTTGGAGAGGGTGACGCCACAGATATGCGGTCTGTGGCGTCGGGCGCATTAACTAAACGTGTGGAGTAATTAACGCATGAACAGAGTAACAGAATCTCGTTTGCGTGGGCAATTTCGTTGTGTAGCTGCGAGCTGCGCTAAACCGCCAGTGCCGTTGCGTTATGTGATGAGAATACCGGGCGGCTGGTTGCCTGTCACCCACAGCGCATTGCAGGAAGTTGTGGATCGTTGCACATATTTGGCACTACCGGCGCCAGGAGTAGTGGCATGAGCGTAAAAGTCTCCAGCTATGTATGGGACGGCTGCGCTGCACACGGTGTAAAGGGTACCAAGCTGCTTGTAATGCTTCGTCTGGCTGACTTCTCTAATGATGAGGGGATCTGCTATCCGGGGATTGAGAAAATCGCCCGTGAGATTGGTGCTGGCCGTAGTACGGTCACGACTGCGATCGGCGAATTAGAAAGTGATGGATGGCTGACGCGCAAGGAACGCCGTAGAGGTCAGCGCAACGACAGCAATATTTACACCCTGAATGTGCCAAAGCTGAAAGCAGCGGCGTTAAGCGTCGATTCTCACCGTCCAGTTTCTGACACGTCAGAATCTGACCATTCAAAATCTGACATGTCAGGATCTGAACGTTCAGAATCCGACCGTTCAGAAAACATGAAAAAAGTCAGTTCTCACGCGCCAGAATCTGGGGGGGATCCGTCAGTAAATTCAAAACAAGATCCATCAGTAATAAAACCTGTTGGTCAACCGGCTACGCCAGCCGACCCGCAACCCGTCGATTCTTTAAAAATCGATTATCAGGTTGTTCTCGAAACATTCCACACCACGCTGCCGGAATTGCCCAAGGTTATCAAAATCACTGATAGCCGCCGCAAGGTGCTGCGCAAGCTCTGGAAAGAATACGACCTGACCGAAGAGAAGTGGGGGGCTTACCTCCGCTACATCGCCAAAAAATGCCGTTGGATGCTGGAAGACCGAGCAGACACCAACACTGGCAAGACCTGGCGTAAAAAGGACTTCGACTACCTGATCACCGAGACGTGCTACCTGAGCGTGAAAGAGGAGCGGGCTAATGACCTGCCAAAAGTTCAGAAGTTTGACAACGCTGCGCGAGACGAGGCCTACACCCGCTTGATCTCTCAGCGCCGTAAGCCACAAAACGAGGTGGAGCGTCTGGCTAAAGAAATGGCTGGGTCATTGGGCCGCATGAGTGATTACGACGCACGTCGGGTATTTGCAGGCATTTGGGCTCAAGCGGTCACCAAGGCAAGCGAGAACGACTTAGCGAGGTTGGCATCATGAAAAAATTAACGATCCCAGTGGACGTATTCGAAAGCGAGCGCGTAAACAGCGGCATCCGTCGGTTAATCCTCACAGGCATGCTGAAGGACAACCCAGAAAACCAGATGGGCCGTGTAATTCAGGCCGCTGCCGGTGCTCAGTGGATGACGTTACGCGATTTGGAAAGAACAGTATTCATGATGTTTTTCGTGGCCGACACACAAGCCGCGATTAGCGCCAGGCTGCGCGAGATTGACCCTAAGGTGCATGGACTGGTGAAGGAAAAACGCACGTTGAAGGATCCGGACACGGGCAAGCTGGTTTATTTCTACCGCCTGGTAGCTGTAGCTGAACAGGAGCAAGTGGCATGAACCAATACTGTGAAAAGTTAGCTGCGTTACGTGCTCAACCTGCACATGAGTTGAAAGAGGTCGGTGATCAGTGGCGTACCAGCGATGCGTTGTTTTGGGGCATTAATGCGATGTTTGGGCCGCTGGTACTGGATCTATTTAGTGACGGTGAAAACAGCAAATGCAGCACGTTCTATACCGCCGAGGAAAACGCATTGACTCAGGACTGGTCGGCAAAACTGGAAGAATTAAAGGGCGCCGCGTTCGCTAACCCACCGTATTCCCGTGCTCAGCAGGATGAAGGGCAGTACATCACTGGAATGGTACACATCATAGCCAAGGCAATGGAAATGCGCGAGAAAGGCGGACGGTACGTTTTCTTGATCAAGGCTGCTACGTCTGAAACCTGGTGGCCAGAGGAGGCCGATCACATAGCATTTATCCGCGGGCGTCTGGGTTTTGAACTGCCGTTATGGTTTGTTCCGGCGGACGATAAGCAGGTTCCTACGGGGGCGTTCTTCGCGGGTGCGGTTGCAGTGTTCGACAAAAACTGGCGCGGCCCGGCATCGGCCTATATCAGCCGCAACCAATTAGAGGCTCAGGGGGAAGCATTTTTGGCGCAGATCCGTCGAGAAGCCCTACGACTGGCCCCGCAAACTACATCAGAACCAATTTCTGAAACACAAATCACGGTGTGGCCGAAAGAGGTTAAGTTCCTGTTGCAGCAAGTTGAGGGGGCTGCTCAGTTGCCGGATCACCTGCGCCAGAAACTGTGCCAACACATCACCCGCCTGAAGCTTGAAGGCATGCAAGAAACTGAAATTGTCAGCACCATCAAAAACTTGTACATCGCTATGGGAGCAGCAGCATGAAACATGAAATCATTGTAGATAACTTCGCTGGTGGCGGTGGTGCGAGCACTGGCATTGAATTAGCTATCGGTCGCAGCGTGAATATCGCAATTAACCATGACGAAAACGCTATTGCGATGCACGAAACAAATCACCCGGATACGTTGCATTATTGCGAGTCGGTGTTTGATATTGATCCTGTAGCGGCGACCTGCGGGCATCCTGTGGCGCTGGCTTGGTTCAGCCCTGATTGCCGTCACTTCAGCAAGGCTAAGGGCAGTGCGCCCGTTAAAAAAGAGATCCGTGGCTTGGCGTGGATCGTCATTCGTTGGGCATTGAAGAAACGTCCTCGACTGATGCCGTTAGAGAATGTGGAAGAGTTTAAGACCTGGGGTCCACTTGTTACCGACGAAGCGGGGAATGATTATCCATGCCCAAAACGTGCTGGCGAAACCTTTACAGCATTCGTGAATATGCTGACCACCGGCATCAGTGAAGAACACCCGGCCCTTGCGGAGTGCTGTGATGTACTAGGCATTGAGGCAGGAAGTGACGACCACAAAAAACTCATTGCTGGCTTGGGTTATGACGTTGAACACCGTGAGCTGCGGGCTTGCGATTATGGCGCCCCAACAATACGTAAACGCTTCTTCATGCTGATGCGTTGCGATGGAAAGCCTATCGTCTGGCCAGAACCAACCCACGGTGATCCTAAGTCACTGGAAGTTCTAAGTGGCAAACTGAAACCATGGCGTACCGCTGCAGAATGCATCGACTGGTCAATTCCGTGTCCCAGCATTTTCGAACGCAAGCGTCCGCTGGCCGAAAACACACTGCGGCGTATTGCCCGTGGTATTCAGCGCTTTGTGATCGACAGCCCGAACCCATTCATCGTGAAGTGCAACCACACAAGCACCAAGACAACCTATAACTGCTTCCGTGGCCAGTCATTGGACGAACCTCTGCAGACTATCACCAAGACCCACGGTTATGCGTTGGTCACCCCCATGATCGCCGGTGCCGGTGGCTCTGAATATCAGGCAAAACCACGCAGCGCAGATCAGCCGATGCACACCATCCTGAAGCAATCGCGGGCTGTATTGGTTTCGCCGATCATCGCGCGTATTGGTCAGACAGGTTTCGGTGGTGATCGCCTGGCATATGAGGCAGGCAAGCCACTGACTACCGTCACCACGAAAGCAGAGCATCTAGTGGTGGCTCCATCATTGGTACAGGTAGGTTACGGTGAAAGAGAAGGTCAGGCTCCTCGAGCTCTTGACCTGGGTAAACCTCTCGGCACGGTCGTTGCCGGTGGGAACAAACATGCGCTTGTGTCTGCGTTCCTGGCCAAGCACTTTGGCGGTAACTACACCGGCCCTGGTGCCGATCTGGCTGAACCCGCGCATACGGTAACAACCGTCGATCACCATGCATTGGTTACGTCAAATCTGATCAAATTCCGTGGTACCTGCAAAGATGGCCAGCCTGTGACAGAACCCATGCCAACAATTACGGCCGGTGGTCTGCATATTGGTGAAGTGCGTGCCTTCTTGCTGAAGTATTACGGCAACGAAAAGGAAGGTGTAAGCCTCACTGACCCGCTGCACACCGTCACCACGAATGACCGATTCGGCCTTGTCACAGTAGAAGGCATCGATTACCAGATCGTTGATATCGGCATGCGTATGCTTCAACCGCATGAACTGTATGCTGCACAGGGCTTCCCATCTTGGTACATCATCGATCAGGACTACCGAGGCAAGAAGTACGCCAAGGATAAACAGGTGGCGCGCTGTGGAAACGCAGTGCCGCCACCATTTGCTGAAGCTTTGGTTCGTGCCAACCTGCCTGAGATGTGTGTAGAGCGTAAAGAGGTGGCAGCATGATGTTAACCCTGCCATTCCCTCCGAGTGTTAACGGCTACTGGCGTTCGCCGAACAAAGGATCCTCCCGTGGTCGCACCCTGGTCAGTGAGCGCGGTAGAGCATTTCAAGCAGAAGCTATCGCACAGGTTATGGAGCAACTGCGCCGCCGACCGAAGCCAATCAGCGCGGATATATCTGTAGCGGTGGTGTTCTACCCGCCAACAAAAGCCCGGCGGGATTTGGATAACTTCTTCAAGGCTCTGTTTGACGCCATGACACAGGCTGGCGTGTGGCTCGATGACAGCCAGATTAAGCATATCGATGCTAAGTGGGGGCCAGTCATCAAGGGCGGCAAGGTTGAACTACA